CTAACAGAAAGTCCAGTGAATTTCAACGTTTTCGTTCAAGACGACAATCTTGTCGATCAATAACTGGATGATATTACGGACGCTCTCCCTATCGCCGGAATCCAGAGCCTCTTGAAAACTTTCAATATAATCGAGGATCTGAGATGATTCCATCGGTGGGGCAGCAGGTGTCCGAGATTCCATGGATGCCTTCAGAGCATCCCGTTCTTTTCGCAAGTCTGATAATCTCTCCTCAATCTGAGGAAATTCAACAACCCCGATCTGATATAGATTCAACAATTTATCTGTCTGCTTTTCGATTTCAGCGAGCCGATCTAAATATAGATCAGAGGTATCAGTCTTGGTTTCTGGTTCGGCATGAAGCAGAGAATCCAAGTATTTAGAATCAAAAGACAGCTTTTTGATTTCATTGATCACAATGCCCTCAAGATCTTCCTGCGAATAAGGATGCTTTCTGTTCGTGCAGTGATCGGATCTGATCATGTTCTTAGCAACACGGCTCACAGAATAGCAGATATATTTGCGCCGTGTGTTTGGTGTTTTAGAAACGCGGCGGATCTGCATCCTGGCACCGCAGTCGCCACAATAGATAAGACCAGTTAGCAGACCGAAGGAAACACGCCCTTGTTTTCGCTGTTCCTTGTTGCGCTGCAGAATCGTCTGAGCGGTGGAAAAATCTGCCTCTGATATGATCGATTCGTGGATGCCATCCCGGACAACATCAACATCCTGAACCTTTCCGGCGTAGGTGTAGTTCTGCAGGATCCTACGTACGGTATTGTATTCCCAAGTCCGAAGCGTTGGGTATTTTTGTGCCATCTTTCCAGCGATGGCGTGTGCGGTAGTTCCTGAGAGAAAGAGTGAGAAGATCTCACGAACAATAGCAGCTTCGTAAGGAACAACGCGCAGATCGTTACATCCGGGGAGAAATTCGTATCCAAGAGGCGGACGGCAGCCATTGTAATGCCCTTGAGCAAGTCGTGCCTGTTTACCCATTGTTGTCCTCTCTTTAATGTTTTCTCGTTCAAGTTGGGAAAATGCAGCCAGGATCCCGACGATGGCTCTGCCGAATGCTGTTGTCGTGTCAAATGATTCCATCATGCTGATAAAGTCACAGCCGTTTGCCAGGAAGACATCCTCTAACATGATTAATACATCTTTTTGCGATCGCGACAATCGATCCAACTTCCAGACAATCACTTTTCCGACCATTCCAGCCTTGACGTCACGAATCACTTCACGGATCGCGGGACGATCTAAGGAAGCACCGGAGTATCCGGCGTCAATGTGAACTCTGTAAATCCGATATCCCATCGCTTCACTATACTGTCGGAGGCGTTTCTCCTGCTCGGCAACGGAATAACCTTCCATAGCCTGCTCGGTGGTAGAAACACGAATGTAGAGATCTACCATATCCGAAAGCCCGGGAAGGATTTCTTTTCTTTTGTTTTTCATATCATCTTCACCTTCTTAAAAATGGGTACAAAAATAACAGCCAGCAAAGAACGCGAGTTCTGCTTGCAGACTGCCTCCGAAGATGATACAATATTTTTGCGAAATTGGTACCATTCTTCGGGATGTTACTTGCCGGTTCCTGTTGGCGCAGGAGCCGGTTTTTATTATATTAAGCATCTAAAACTATATTTAAAGTTTCGGCTAATTCCTTATACTTCTCGTATTTCACCTCTTTTTTATTAAAGTTTCGCATATATGCAGAAAATGACTTTGGAAGCTCATCCGGGAAGTTACGTTTTAAGATGGCGTAATTGTAATGTTGAATTTCTTTTGTATATTCCTTGTCGGAATATGGAGATGGCAGCTCGTGTTCAATGTTTTTGAAAAAAGCGAGTGCATCTTCAATTCTATCATCATCGAGTAGCCAGTAATATTCTCTTAAGTAATCATGGCGTTGCCAAATTATACCGGAACTTTTTAAAAATTTAGTGCCTTTATCCATTAAAGCATAAGACAGCTCTTTGTTCCCACTCTTTCTTTCCAAACCGGCGTGCAATCTCAATAAATATCCAAGACCATAAACCGGAGTACCAAAAAAGACATGATCAGCAGATTGATTTGCTGAGGGTACCGGAATTTTATTGACAGAAGAAATATCAGATATGTCGTAAAGAATTCCATCGATATTATAGTGCGTTGCTAAGTAATAGTTATTTACATCTGGTACAACATCGAATATTTCCCCGTTTTTAATATATATAACTACGTTACTATAATCAGTTGTGTGTGCCTTGTCCTTTTCTCTGTTTTCGTCAGAAGGGATGGAACACCACAAGGGCTGTTCAGGAGAATCTTCCGTTACGTCTTCCGGAGCATTTGGAATGGAAGGTTCTTTTTTGAATTTTGAAATAAAAGCGCTAAATAATCCCATAAAAAACTCCTTTTCATTATTGAAGTAATAAATGTATTAGTATACAAAAAATATCAATACTGCAATTAATTTCCATATATTACCATAGAATAAACATCTGCATCTCGCTATAATCGTACAGCACCCAGCTTTTCCAAAAAGAAAGGTCGTGGGAAGATGAAAAGGAAATACATACATTATCCGGGAAGCTGTAAAATATACGCAATATACTACAGAAACACGAAAACAATGTATTATAATCTCGATTTCGATAACAGTGCACGCATTATAGTTATCAAGTAAAAATGGACTTGCTGGGTGTCCCTGCAAAGGGGACTACCCAACATCACTTTTGATCTCAGATCCAACCGGAGGAGCAACCTCTTCCAACTCATCTCCCGAATCAGGGACTTCTTCATACATCCCATCAGAATTAAGAGCAGCAGCCACATCCTCAATAAAGTGAATCACCGCATTACGGGATTCTGCTTTTAATGTCAGAAACTTTTCGATCAAAGTCCGATCGGCAGCAGTCAGACCGTATTTTTCAGTCAATGCCTGTAATTCATCTTCCGGTTCGGAAGAAAACATATCACCAGTGCCATATCTCAACCACTCTTCATTTACGTGAAATTCCCTGCAAATGAGAGCAATAATAGAATCTACTGGTTCATTTCTACCAACTTCATAATTAGCGATGGCACCGCGTTTTACTCCCAGACGGTCTGCGAATTCCTGCTGTGTAAGATCTAATTCTCTACGAACTTTTTTTATTCGATCTTTCAAAAATTGTTCACCACCTCTCTGATAAATACTATACGGTAAAAATAGGAATAAGTCAAGCAACAAACGCACAAAAAGCAACAAACGCACAAAATAGTCTTGACAACAGTAACAATGTTGCGTACAATAGTAACAAGAACACAAGAAAGGAGGAAAAGAGATGGGAAACAAAATATTTCTTATAGCAATAATGTGTGGGCTGGCTGCATTTGGAGTAGTACTTATGAAAAAAGTAGCACCTCAGGATAAAGCTTATCCAATATGGGCACTACTTGTAACTTTGCTTTATTCACTTGTTGTAGCTACTCATTGACAATAAAGAAAGTTCTCTGTTGAATGAACTAGAAATTTTATTCAGAAGAAGAGTGTATTCACTTTGCGCAGGACGGGGACATGAGTTTAAAGCGTCTATAAACTCTAACAATAATGGTTTGCTTAGGCTGTCACATAAAAGCAGAACATTTTGAGAGGCTGCAAGAATTTCTGCATACCCCCTGATGTATTCGCTTGTTAAATTATAGTTACCTGCGATATTAAGAAAGGTTTTGTAAGTATCATATTTATTCCTGTAGATTAAATCGGAATAATGTATTTGCATATCATATTCTAAGTCGAGCTTTCGCATTTTATATTGATGACGATTGGTAATTACAGCGGTAATTGAAGGGGCAAACAAAGCACAGATGGCAAGCAATATGGAAACGGTTATAGTGAAGTCAACTTTTGGCATAAAATAATTCCTTTCATATTTGATAAGAAAATTATACCAAATCAGAGAGCATGATGACAACAGAGAAAGGAGGAAAAGAGATGGAAAAGTACATTGAAGCTTTAAAGGATATCTCATACTACGACTGGATCAGATTGAGAGAAGGCGTAGACCGGGAATTTAACCGAAAAATCGATGAGTCTAAGAAAAACCTTAAACTCACCGATTCCGAAAATGTAAAAAAGATTATCCGCTCACAATTTGGAGGTAGATAAGAAATGTGGATCAGAAGAAAAAGAGTGGAAGAACTGGAACGAAGAGTGACCACTCTTGAAAGAAGCTATTTGTGGATATGTAGAAGTATGCAGGAAAAACTGGAGAGCGACCGGCAACTAATTAAAGCGGTAAAAGAGTGCGAAAAGAACATACAGGTAACTGTAGAAGAGATGCTTGAAAAAGCTATGAAAGGAGAATCCGTATGACAGAAAAGAAATACACACCAGAACAGCTGAAAAATGCAGATGAAATGTTAAGAAAGCTGGCAACCGTACCGGAAGAGAAAAGAATGATCATCGTTATGATGACCAATTCATTCATCAGCGGCATGGAAGTCCAGGCGGACATGGATAAAAAGACAGCCTGAAAAGAGGTGATACATATATGGTAACACATGTTATGTCTGATGGATCCAGAAGACAGAGCATCGATGGTTATGTGGTCCCAAGAGACCACCCAATCTACCGAGCGATCCAGAAGTGCTATGAAATGCAGAAGATGGTAGTACCAGAAAACAAAAGAGCGCAGAGTGCGTAGGAAGGGAGGACAAGCTTGTGGAAGATAAGAAATTTGAAGAATTTTACAGCCTGTGTGACAGAGAAGTAAGACGGCAGAGACTTCTTGGAGCGGATGATATTCAGATCGCGTATCTGCTGGCCGGAATGGAAGCGGCATATTTTGAAGAAAATATCTCGGTTGAGCAGGAGAAGAAGTTGTGGAGTTTTATAACACAGAAGGAAGAAAAGAAAGAGCAGACAGCGGTTCCGGTTGTATATACTGCGGCAGAATTTAAAGAGGAGCTGCAGGCGGCCAGGAATGCACTGAAAGATATCGACAGGTATTTGAATGATGAAGAGAGGTCAAGAGCAAAGTGTATGCAGATCATCGGCTGGGTGACATCACCAAGCAGCAAATTGTACACACCAAGTCAGCTAAGAGAGATGTTCGATCTGGCCTATGAAGATTAAAAAAGTGCTCAACAGAGCGGCAACTCTGTCGGGCACAAAGCAAAATAACCAATTACAGTATACAGGAATTTTAGAGGAAAAGCAATGAGCATAGGAGATTTAATCGGAACAGCTGTTGCAACATACAAACTGTTCAATACCACAGAAGTCCTGCCAGCGCTATTCTGGCTGGCGTTGGCTTTTGTGTTCCTTGTCCGGTGGTCGTTGGGCTGGTTGGGAGACATTGATGATTATCTGTATGACTATTTTGAAGAGGAAAATGAACCATGGGAAGATCGAGAGCAACAAAGCCGACACGGAAACAGAAGATCCTGATGCAGTCAGCGGGTCTGGTTCCGAAAAACTGGCTGGTACTGAAAGAAACGACAGAGGAATTGATCGTGGTAAACCGTGGCTCCGGAAGGACCAGGAGGGTTAAAAAGTGAAGGAAGGATATACAGTCAAGAACCCTGGGCGGGGAACCGGTTACCGACTGCCTCTGAACAACGATAAGATACGGCTCCAGAGAACGTCGTATGGGGATGCCATTTACGGCGAACTTCCCGATGTGGTCGCGAAGATGGAGCAGATCATGAAATTTGAAAACTGGAAAACAATGCTTGACACAGTACCGGTGGAAGAATGGCCGGTCTACATAAAAAAGAGCCGATCAGAAGGAAAAGACTGATCGGCTCTTCATCCCGAAGGATGGATTATATATATCACGGATATAATCCTAGCATACGGGATAAAAAAGTCAAGAAAAACGGGGCTTCCGGGTCCCGTATCAAACTCGATAAAGGGATTAAAGTTAGGACTACATACCATGTATAAAAGGATTATATCATCCTTCCGGAAAGGGGATATCCTGGATATCAGTGAATTCCATGATGGAAGATATGGAGGACCGGGAGGAACAAGGAAAACAAAGGCAAAGCCGACAGAAGAGGAGATGCATCAGGCAAACTGGAGGGCAAAGAAGAAGCGGTGCCGGCAGAGACTGCTGATGTATTTTAAAGAGGGTGACTGCTGGGCTACCTGGACCTATGCGCCACAGAACAGACCGCCGGACATGAAAGCAGCGTTGAAGGATTTCCAGGACGCGATGAGATGTGTCCGGAGGGAATATAAGAAACGGGGATATGAGGTGTTCTGGATACGCAACATTGAACGGGGAACCAAGGGAGCCTGGCATATTCACCTGATCATCAATGAGATCGGGGATACGGCGAGTATCATAACAAAAGTCTGGAAGAAAGGCGGCACCTGGATCTCAGAACTCAGAAAGAGCAAATATTACAGTGAAGACTACGATCAGCTGGCTGCGTATATCACAAAAGACGAGCGGACAGTGGAAAAGAAGCAGGACGGCACACTGGCAAAACCGCGGATAGCAGAATCAAATTACAATACCAGCCGGAACATGCCCCTGCCACCACCAAAGAAACAGTACCTGAAACGCTGGAGGGAAGAAGTAAAACCGAAAAAAGGTTACTACATTGCCCGGATCTACGAAGGAATCAACCCGAAAACCGGATACAAATACCGGAGCTATACGATGATCCGGCTGAACAGGAGGGATTAACGTGTGGAAAGTAGATATTTACCTGGAAAATGCCGGGAAGTCTGCGAAAAGAAAAAAAGGCTGGTATGGATACGTCCTGGCCTATCAGGGACAGCGGTTCCACACACTGGAGGGGTTCCGGGAAACGGAAGATACCAAGAACGAACGCGATGTTCGGATGCTCTTGGAAGCGTTATCAAGATGCAAGCCATGTGAGGCGGTGATCCACACGGAATCCCAGTATTTACAGGGAACGTTCGGGCGTCTGGCACATTACCGGGAGAACGGCTGGAAGAAGTCAGATGGCACCGAGATCAAATATAAAGAATTATGGCAGCAGGTATCCGATGCTGCAGTGGGGAAAGAGATAACCTTCCGGATGGGAACTCATGAATTTTCCGGATGGTTGCAAAGAGAGATACAGCACAAGGAGGAAAACAAAGATGTATGAGAAGTTTGGAGAATTTGATTCGTTTAGTGAGATCAATGAGCTTGCAGAGAATCTTTTTAACGAGGGAGATACCACATCGCTGAAAGAAATGGCAGCAGAGAATGGGATTCCGGAAGATTACGTGGAACTGTATCTGCAGGGAGATATCCCGATGCTGTGCGACCAGCTGACAGCAGCACTGGGAAAAATCGATGTGGAAGTAAATGACCTGAAGCCGAAAGAGATCATGGAAGACTGGGTGGAATATCTAAAAGGGCAGTGCATGGAGAATGAGATTCTGGCCGAACAGGTGAGAAAACAGGGAAAATCACTGAAAGGATGTATTGCAGCACTGTTGTCCTGGTCTTTTAAGAATCAGCAGAATGTGGATAAAGAGATCATCAAAGCAGCAGGAGTGAAAGCTGGCCGTGTGACTCTGGGGATCCCAGGCATGGCAAGGGCAAAGAAGATCATCACAGGATATTACATGGAATGAGGTGAGCAGTGATGAAAAGTAAAAACATGGAGCAGGAATTTGATACCATGCCGGAGCTTCCGGATGATTTCCAGGACGTTTGTTTTGAAAAATTTATAAATTCGAGGATCTACTACAAACGGGAGAAAAAGATAGCCAAGTGTGTCTGTGGAAATTGTGGTGCAGGATTTCTGAAAGGGCAAATAAAGAGGGAGATGCGGCCACAGGATTATGAGATCCCGAAAAAAGGAGAGACAGGAACTTGTCCGATCTGCGGAAACGAAGGGGAATATGAATGGGACAGAGTGACACATCGATTCTATTCCAGCTACACCATGTTGCTTATCCAGAGGACAACAGAGAACGATCTGGTTGCAAGGACGTTCAATGTCTCTCAGGACTATTCCCAGAGGGGAGCAAGAAGGGAAAACACGGAAATCAGAAGGATATTTTTCCATGAGGGATATGTATATAAATTTTATCAGAGTTATTTGTATGGCAAACATGGATGGAATAGAGAATGGGGGACGAGCTCAGGCGGTGAAACATACATACAGGATGTAACCTATCCGGGCTGGGAAAAGGAAATAAAGGATTCCAGCTTCAGATACCATTTTGATATATGCAAAGAAGCGTTCGGGACACATGGATGGAGGCTGATTGATGCACTTGAGATGTGTGCGAATAATCCGGCGGTGGAAATGTATCAAAAAGCAGGGATGCGCGAGCTTGTTAAGTTCCTGATCACAAAAAGAGGGAAGACGAAATATATCAACAGGCGCGCGAAGAATCCACTGAAACAGCTTAGAGTAGCGGATAAAGGGATGCTGAACCGCCTGATAGAAGAAAAAGGGGATCTGGAAATACTGAAGCTCCTGCAGATGGAAACAAAAACAGGAGAAAGATATACACCGGAACAGGAAAGATTTGTGGTGAACATCTGGAGAAACTGGCAAGGTGAAGAGAGCATGAAGGTGCTCTTGAAATACATGAGTGTGAAAAAGCTGATGAATCGTGTCGACAGATACAGGCAGGGAGAGCAGAAGGATTACCAGGTAGTCAATAAATACAGGGATTACATCCAGATGCGGGAAGAACTTGGCTATGATATGCAAAACGATGTGTATATTTTCCCAAAGGATCTGGAAGAGAAGCATGCCGAGATGGTGCAGGAAAAGAACAGAAGAAGTGACGAACTGTATATACAGAAAATGAAAAGACGGTTTGCGGATATAAATAAAAAAATCGAAAAGCTGAATGAAAAATATGGATATGAAAAAGATGGGCTGACGATCAGACCGGCCAGGGATGCAGAAGAGATCGTGATGGAAGGAAGAAGGCAGCATCATTGCGTAGGCAGAGAAGTTTATCTGGACAAGCACAACAAGGGAGAAAGCTATATTTTGCTTCTGAGAAAAGCAGACAGTCCGGATATCCCGTACTATACGATCGAGATCAGAAAGAACAAAGTGATCCAGGCTTATGGAAAATTTGACAAAAAGCCAGACTGGGAAATGGTAGAGGAATGGCTGGATGAATATACGAAGCATCTACAGAGGAAAAAGACGAGGAAAACGGCATGATCGAAGACTATGCAGTGATGCTGAGAACCGGAAGAGCCGTGGGAACCGGAATCTATGAGCTAACAAGGAATGGAAAAAGGAGAGAGAAGACGGTCTTCAAAATAGAATACACTACGAAAGCCGGAATCTTCGGTGTCGAGGAATGGAAAGAAAAGGCAATGCAGGAAATTGAGAAATGTGGGGAAACAGATTTGCTGGAGAAAGTAAAAGAACACTGCAGAGAGCATTGCGCATGGCTTCGTACGGAAAAGGATGTAACGGAATATGCCATAAGCTGCACATGCAGCAGAGCGTATGAATACTGGGAAGATTTCGAAGAAAATAAAGTTATTTGCTGGATGTAGGAGGTAAAGAGATGGAATGTGTACAACTGACGTTGGATGATTGGATCCAGATGAAACAGCGGCTAAGACAAGAGCTGCTGGGGGTAAAGCAGAGTTTCGTGAGGATCGGTTATGTGCTGAGACAGATTGAGGATCAGAAGCTTTATAAACAGGATGGATATAAGAGCATTGCGGAATTTGCACAGGCTGAATACGGTCTGGGAGCGTCCATAACGAGCAGATTCATGAGCATCAACCGGGAATACTCAGTAGGAGGCTATTCTGAACATTTGCGGGAAGAATATGCAGAACTTGGAAGAAGCCAGCTGGAAGAGATGCTGAAGCTTCCGGACAGTGACAGGCAGATGATCCAGCCGGAGACAGCAAGAGAAGACATCAGAGGCTTGAAGAGATTCAACAAAAGCGAGCCGGCAGCAGGTGAGGCGGATGATCTGGGAGCACTGATAGAGAGGTTTTACCGGGAAAACCCAGAGATCTACAACAAACTGGCCGGGAAGACATTTGAAGAGTCCAACATAGGCCAGTTTACGGAAATCGTAAATCCGGCCGGAAACAGATCCTACAAGAAAGGGTTGTTCTTCCTGATGATGTATGAGAACCGTGTGACTTTCAAAAAAATCGGAGGAACACCGGAAAACAAGACATGGTGGGAATTCTACCAGTTATCAGAGCCTGTTTTGAAGCGGATAGCAAAAGAAATGGAAGAACCAGAAGAGAAAAAGGAAGAGATCCCAGAGAAAATGCCGGAAGAACCGACAGAAGAACCCGCAGAAGTGAAAGAACCAGAAGAAGAATTGGAAGAGCAGGTTCCAGAGCCAGAGGAAAGCACTCCTCAGGAAGAAAAAAGTGAAGATATTACAGAAATGATGAATCCGCCGAAAGAGGAAATTGCGCCGGCGCAAAAATCGGATGAAACCAAGGAAAATCAAGGGGTTCCAGAGAAAGAAGAAGAGCAGAAACAGGTACCCGGGCAGACAGAATTAACCAGGGATTTCCCGGAATATTGTCCAACACAGACCAGAAAAGCCTACATAGACAATCTGACAACAGCAGACGCAGCAGTATATATCAGCCATGGACTGAACGTTGTGATCCTTGCCTATCCGGAAAAAGTACAAAAATGGTTGGAACAGGAAGTGGATTCGAAAGGAGAAGCAATTGAAAAATAGAGATAGTATCATCCAACCAAAAGACGGCAGATGCTTATTATGCAGCATGCTGGATCACGAGGAAGATAAATACTGGTCTTACATAGAAAAACACCATGTATTCTTCGGAAGATCGAACCGAAAGCACAGTGAAGAGGATGGCCTTACCGTATATCTGTGCGTAGCACACCACAGAACCGGAAAGGCAGCAGTCCACCAAAACCGGGAGTCTGATCTGATCCTGAAGCGCTACGCACAGGAGATCTACGAAAGAGACCACACCAGAGAAGATTTCAGAACCCGGTATGGAAAGAGTTACCTTTAGCGGATTGGCGCTTAAAGATATATCACAAATACACAGAGGGTGCCTGGCTCATGAGGCACCCGGAAAGGAGCAGAGATGATTAAAAAATTAAAAGGAATATTTGGAACACATAGTCCGAGTAAACAAATGTGGGAATGCGATACATGGCATAGAGACGATTTTCCACCGGTCGCGGAGGGAATGAAAAATGTGTCAATAGAGGTAGAAGTGCAACTGGAGAACAGAAAAATTGTCCCAGCCATCTACGCCAGACTGGATGGTCGCTGGTATCTGGCGGAGGGAAGATATCCAAGAATCCAGGAGAAAGTAATTGGATGGAGGAGGAAGGAATGTTAGAAATTGTAGATATCAGGGATGCAACAGAGGAAGAAATCAAGGAATATACTCGGAAACAGGAGCGTCCGGAATGGCAGCAGCGAATGATGCAGGTATTTCTGCACAGACCAAAATGCAGACCGGATTGCTTTGGAGCGGCAGCAGGGGATTGCGAAAGATGCGGGTGAGGATATGGATTTAGGAAGAGCAAGAAGAATTATAAGAAACATCTATGACGAAGAGACAGAAGTAGCGGATAAGATAACAGCCATTCAGGAAGAACTGGATGCGGAAAGACACACAGCAGTATCGAAAGAGCATTTGATAGAAGTGCTGAGATGGCTGATGGAAGAATATATCTGACATACATATTTTGTGAGGAGGTGATATTGTTGGAAAAGGAAATTCTGATGGAGTATGCGGACGTAAGGGTGGAATTGAAGGAACTGCGGAAAAGAATCGAAGAGGATCAGAACGAATTGAGCAAGATGGAAAACAGCGTAGTAACTGATTCTGTATCCAGAGGGAAGAAAGGAAAGAAGTCTCTGGGAAACGTAAAAATTACCGGAAAGCCAGAAGGTCTGATCAAACGGAAGAGGCAGCTGTTGGATAAGAAAATCACGCAACAGGAGTTGAAAGAAATAGAACTTCTGGAGAAACAGACACAGGCAGAAGAATATATTCAATCGATCAAAAAGAGTGAATTCCGGATGATGCTGACGTATTTCTTTATCGATGATCTGACCTATGTGCAGACGGCAGAACAAATGAATAAAAAATATCCAAAACGCCAGATCAGATATACGGAGGAGAATGTGAAAAAAAGAATTCAAAGATTTTTTAAAAATGTCCCCCAATGTCCCGTTTTGAAGTGCTAATATGGTAAATGGGTCAAAGAGAAAAAAAGAAAGGAAGACATAAACCTCCTTACTCTGGTTAAACGAGCAGTAACCGGATGGCTCAGACGGTCAGCCAGTCCAAGAACCGTCACCCACTTCGGAACGTAGCTTAATGGGAGAGCGGCCAGATGACTAGTCAACGCCTGGAAAGCGAGGGTTCGAATCCTTCCGGTCCGATCGCCGATAATGGCGGTATAACAGCCCGCCTACTCGGACAGGCAAAAGTAGCCCGGGAGCTTGCCAGAGCTGATCTAGCGTCCTTCAATACATTGGAAACACCCTGCAAAATGCGGGGTGTTTTTTGCACCTAAAACTAAAGAGATAGGAAGGTGAGGTGAGTGGCAAACTATGAAAACATAAAAGACAAAGGATTTGACAAACGAACCACGAGCGAACTACGAGAAATTTCTTCAAAAGGCGGAAAAAAGAGCGGTGAAACCAGGCGCCGGAAAGCGAACTTCCGAAAGACCTTAAATAAACTCCTGACAGCAGAAATCGATAACGAAGAATGGAAGCCGGTTCTGGAGGCCCTTGGAGTGGAGTGCACGCTGGAAACAGCTATGCTGGCGGCGCAGATCAAGGCAGCGATGAATGGAGATACTAAGGCAGCATACTTTGTTGCACAGTATGCGGGGCAGAGCGGACAGACAAAAGCTGACGATGAGGAGCAGCGGATCAGGACTGATCGTGCGCGCAGAGCCAGAGATCAGGAAGTTGGGGATACGGACGATAAGAACGAAAATATCCGGGATTTCCTGAAAGCAATGAATCCGGATCCGGAGGAACTGAAGAATTTATTTGGGGAGGAAACAGATGCCAGTCAGGAAGAAGAGACCGGCGAAATTTAAGTTTGTGCCGTTCTCGGAGCAGCAGAGACGGCTGATTCATTGGTGGCGTCCCGGACTGAGGACAGCGGAAAGTAATTACGTAGTTGCAGATGGATCTATTCGTTCCGGAAAGACGATTGCCTGTATCATAGGATTCTTAACATGGTCACAGGAAATGTTCAGCGGACAGTCTTTCATTCTGGCAGGAAAAACCATGTCTGCTCTGAAAAGAAACGTAGTAAGACCAATGCAACAGATTCTGGAGGCGTGGGGATGGCCTTACGAATATATCCGGTCAGGATCAGAAGCACGCCTGGAAATCGGGAGCAATACCTATTACCTGTACGGAGCAAATACGGAAGCATCACAGGATGCCTTGCAGGGATTAACGGCAGCAGGAGCTTATCTGGATGAGGCAGCTCTGTTTCCAAAGAGTTTTATAGATCAGGCAGTTGGACGATGCTCTGTGGATGGCTGGAAGTTCTGGATGAACTGCAATCCGGCGGGACCACACCATTATATCCGGGAAGAATACCTGGATCCGGAACAGATGAAAAAGAAAAAGGTGTATCATCTGCATTTCACTATGGATGATAACCTGTCGCTATCTCAGAAGAGAAAGGAAGCCTATAAGAATGCATGGCCACATGGCAGCGTCTTCTATAAACGCTTTATTCTTGGAAAATGGGTGGCAGCAGACGGTTTGATCTACCAGCAGTTCGCAGACCACACAGAACAATATCTGATTGACCAGAAATGGTTAGAAGAACATGAGATCTTATATGCTGTGATAGGAGTCGATTTCGGAGGAACGAAGTCGGCTCATTCTTTTACACTGACCGGATTCACCAGAGGATATCAGCAGGTTGTAGTGCTGGATGAGTATTACTGCAAGAAACGGATCAATCCGAAGCAGCTAACCAGTGATTTTATTGATTTTGTCAGAAGGGCGAAAGCGCGATACCGGGTAATGGAGGCGTATTGCGACAGCGCGGAACAGACACTGATCGCCGGACTGGAGACAGCCTGCATGAAGGAACATGTGGCGATAGATATCAGGAATGCAATAAAAGGACCGATCAATGACCGGATCGCGTTCTATAACAGCCTAATCGCACAGAACCGTTGGAAGATCATGAGCCATTGTACCCATATCATAGCGGCGTTCGAGGAAGCGGTCTACGATGAAAAGAAAAAGAATATGGATGTCCGGCTGGATGACGGGGAAATGAACGTAGACAGCCTGGACAGTACGGAATACAGCACCGAAAGTATACAGAATGAGATTCTGTATCTGGCAGCATAAGGAGAGAACATGATAACGATCAAAGGATACCTGGAACAGCTGGGATACCATACCGTTCCAGATGAAACTTTTTCCCATATCGATGAATGGCTGGAATGGTATCAGGGATACGTGAAGCAATTTCATAGTTATCCGGTATATAACGGGATGAAACAGATTACACAAAAGAGAATGACGATGGGAATGGCGAAAAAAGTAGCGGAAGACTGGGCAAACCTGATCCTGAATGAAAAGGTGGCAATCAAAGCCGGAAAATACAGCGAACGCCTGCAGAAAATCCTTGACCGGAACAATTTCCGCGTGAGAGGGAACCAGCTGGTAGAACTGACTTATGCACTTGGAACCGGTGCTTTTGTGGAATATCTTGCAGACGGAGAAATTGTTGTGGATTACATCCGGGCAGATATGATCTATCCGATTTCCTGGGATAACGGGGAGATTACGGAATGCGCATTTGGATCTTACCGGACGGATACCGGAAAGGAGAGCATCTATCTGCAGATTCATAGGCTAGGTAGTGAAGAGGGAGAAAATTCGGATGCATATTACATAGAAAATCATCTGATCGATGCCAAAACAGGAGAAAAACTGGAACTGGGAGATACGGAAGAGACCATTGATACGAAAGCAGAGTTTCCGCTATTTCAGATCATTGTGCCGAACATCCAGAACAATATTGAACTGGACAGCCCAATGGGAATATCAGTTTATGCAAACGCTATCGATCAACTGAAAGGCTGTGATCTGACATATGACTCCTACCTGAACGAATTTGTCCTTGGAAAAAAACGGATCATTGTACCGCAGAGCATGGCAAAGATAGAAATGAGCCAGAATGGTGACATACAACCGATTTTTGATCCGAACGATATTGTTTATTATGCCATGCCAACGGATCGCAATGATGACAATAAGATTACAGAGAACAACATGCAGATCAGAGCACAGGAACATGAACTGGGAATACAGAGAGCGCTGGATCTTTTATCCTTGAAAGTAGGAATGGGCACCGGCCGTTACCAGTTTGATGCAAGCGGCGGGGTAAAGACGGCAACAGAGGTTATCAGCGACAAGTCAGACTTGTACCAGAACCTGAGAAAAAACGAGATTCCGGTAAAGGCAGCGGTGATCGCAATGGGAAAAGCCATTGCGTTTCTTGATGGGAAGGAAGAAGTAGAGGTAACAGTGGACTTCGATGATTCCATTATGGAAGACTCCAGTGCAACCATAGATAAAAACACAAAACTGGTAAATGCAGGTTTACGCTCAAAGCTCACAGCGATCATGGAAATTAATAAGTGCAGTGAAGAGGAAGCCCAGAAAGAACTGGAACGGATCGCAAAAGAAGAACAGATTACCGGAGGAAACATCGATTGGACAGATTTGGAGGATAAGGATGAACAGGAACAGAAGGATGATCCATCCGAAGAAAAAGAAAATCCGGAAGAGACCGAGAAAAAAAAGCAGGATCCTAGAATTTCTGAAAAGGATAATTAAAAAATGCTGGAACAGATAGAAAAAATGCTACTGGCAGAACCTCTGGAGCATGCTTATCAGGAACTGGAAGCCCTGCTGATGAGAAATATCATCCGACATGTGGTGAAATATGATCAACTGATCGCTTCTGATGACTGGCTGTTACAGAAACTTGCTGAGATCGGGAAACTGAATCAGGAGAACATAAAGCTGATTACAGAGGCAGCCGGCAAGAACCAGCCGTTTTTACAGGAGATGCTTGATAAAGCGGTAGATACGGTCATGGATCGGATAGAACCGGGAATGGAAAAACTGGAAAAGGAAAAGATCATCCGGAAAGCAGTGATTCCGAAAAAGAGTAAAAATATCCAGGAAGCCATGAAAGCACTATACGCACAGGCAAAAGATGCACTGAACCTGTGCAATACGCATATGCTTTATATGTCCCGGGAAGCCTACAAAACTCTTGTGACAAGCGTTGCTGAGAAAGAGCAGGAATACCGACAACAGCAGAAATATCTAAACATCCTGAATAAACATGCAGTCGCAGAAGCAACCGGATCGGAAGCATGGCAGCAGGCGATCCGGGAAGCAATCCGGGAATTTAACGAGAAAGGGATTCCGGGGTTTATCGATAAAAGAGGGAGGAAATGGACACCGGAAGCCTATGTATCCATGACACTGCGGACAACCTCCGGGAATATGGGAACGGAAGCGATGTTTGCCCGGATGCAGGATCGTAATCTTTCCCTGTTTAAGATGAGCACTCATCCGGGATCCAGACCAAAATGTGCAAAAGATCAGGGAAAGATTTTTGACAGGAACAATGGAAGCGGTTATACCACGGATCTGAAGGGAAACCGTATTCGATACTATCCGTTGAATTCCTCATCGTATGGGGAGCCGGATGGAATGTTTGGGATTAACTGTGGACACCACGGAACACCGTGGATTCCAGGTGTATCTTCAGAACGTTATTTTCCAACGGAGGACGAGAAGAAAAATGAAGAATTGTATAAAAAGATGCAGACCCAGAGAGCCTACGAGCGACAGATAAGGAAGGATAAACGCCTCCTGATGATGTACAAGGAATCCAATGATGAAGCGGCATTTCAGGGAGCTTCGGAAGCATTGAAGCGCCATGAAACAAAACTGGATGATTTTGTTACTAAAGAGGATCTGGCAAGGAGAAGAGACCGTGAAGAAGTTGTAGGATTCGAAAAGAAGACGGCAGCCAGTGCCAATGCAAAAGCCAAAAAACATTATAAGGAATGGGCAAAGTCTGTTGGGGCTGAGAGTGGCCCTGAAACTCTTGCGGGATACTATAAAATGAAGTACAATGACGATAAGGAAAGCCGGTTATACAAAGGATATCTGAAAGCTGTTAAAAATGGAAGTGTATCACCGCTGGTAGGGTATGATGCTTATCAGGAGGTAGCACAGCAGGCGGAAAAAGCACTGACAGGGAAAAAGACAGCACAGGGGCAGGAAATTCAAGGAATTACGGCTCATCTCGTAGACAGAATCATAGGACAATATGAAGACTCTGAAGAACCACGTAAAGGAAAACGGAAAGGCGTAAAACTGGAAGATGTTGTGGATACTATCTGCAATGGAGAAGCAGGGCCTGTCGTCAAAAGGAAAGATGGACGGCTTGGACAGCTGTTTTATGGAAAAAAATGCCAGGTTTCCTATAATCCGGAGGAAAAGGTTGTCATTCAGGTATCACCAGGGGGAAAGAAGAAATGATCTTAACAGAAGAACATAAAAAATTTATAGAAAAACATCTGAAAGATGGAGAAAAACTGCTTCACAGGCAGGATACCTGGGAGATACTGGATGCATTGGATTATCTGATGCTGTATGAAGGATTCGGATCAGATGATGAACCGACTGAGTGGGGATTGGAAATTGAGCGAATCCGGGATGAAATTTATACAAATAATGAACAGTGAATACCACCAGCCAGAACGGTCGGTGGTATTTTCAGTTGCATCGGTGCAACCGGGAAAGGGAAATATGATAAAAATTGATATTTCACCACATGGTCTTACGGTAGACGGCCATGCAGGATATGCAAAAACCGGAAATGATATCATATGTGCGGCTGTATCGGCACTGGCACAGGGACTGATCCATTCGTTAGATGCCTTAACGGATGATACAATCAGTTACCGACTGGTGGATGGTCATATCGATATAAACTACAGGGATCTGTCAGAGAGAGGAAAACTTCTGATTGATTCCTTTTTTCTTGCAGTAAGTGATATACAGCTGACTTACGGAGAAGAGTACGTGAAGATTACGGTCGCCGGACGGGCGTAAAACGGAAAGGAGAACATCATGAAAAAGATGAACATGAAAAAAAGATACTGGGTAATGAACCTGCAGTTGCTTGCAGAAGATTCGGAAGACCAGGAACAGGATCAGGAAGAAGATTCTGAGGATGATGCAGAAGATGATGATCAGGAAGATTCCAACGAGAAGAAATTTTCACAAAAAGATGTGGATGCGGCAGTAGAAAAGCGTCTGGCAAGAGAAAAGAGAAAGTGGAAACGGGAAAAGGAAAAGACATCAAAACAGACTCAGGAGACCACAAAAGAAACAGAAACATCATCCGAAGATAAAAAGAAGCTCTCCAGAATGGAAGCCAAACTGGCATGCTACGATGCGGGGGTACAGAAAGAATCTGTGGAAGATGTGACAGCTCTGGCCAGATCCTATATGGCAGCAGACGAAGAACTGAGTCTGGAAGAGGCGGTTGCAAAAGTAGTAAAAAAATATCCGCAGTTTACAAAAGGCAAAGCCGATGAGGAAGAGCCAGAAGGAAAGAACTGGGGAAAAAGACAGAAAGGAAAAGGCGGGAAAGAGGTTGACGGTGTAACCAAAGCTTTTCTGAAGAAAAATCCTGGATTAAAGGTAGATTAAAACGAAAAGGAGAAAAAGATGAACTTTAAGAAATTTACGATGTTTTTACAGTTGTTCGCACATGAACACGAAGAAAGATATTCTAATCTGGTTCTGGCTAAGATCAGAGAAGAACTGGTACTGAAGGATGGTGTTATCTTCAACAACGATTATGAAGGGGATGCCGCCAGCGGTGCGGTTAAGATTCCAAAACGAGACGAAGAAGTAAAAGTATCTGATTACGATAAGGCGAATGGAATCGATGGAACACACGGATCCACAGGATACGAAAGAATGCTGATCACAAAAGACAAAGCGGTTAATGAGGTGATTGATGGATACGATGCACAGTCAGTACCGGATAATCTGGTCGCTGACCGTCTGGATTCTGCCGGTTATTCCATGGCAAGACAGATCGACAAAGATGCCGGGACTACATTACTTGCGGCGGCTACTACAGACAATGAAGTGTTACTTACGAAGGATAATATTTACAGTGTGATTGTAGATATCCGAGCAAGAATGAACAAAGCAAATATTCCGAATGATGGGAAACGCTATCTACTGGTAACGGCAGATGCAATGGCGCTGATTCTGAAATCTCCGGAATTTATCGCAGCTTCTTCTCTGGGAGATGCGATAAAACAGACTGGGGCAATCGGAAAGATCGCGGGATTTTTGGTCATTGAATGGAACGATAATACGGCAAATCTGCAGATGCTGGCAGGTCATCCACGATTTGCTACGAGAGCGACGGCATTCGCAGTGAAAATCCATCTGCAGGATCTGAATGGATCCGGAAAATATATCGGAGCTTCTGCAGTACAGGGACGTAAAGTATATGACCATAAAGTATTGAGAAGCGTAGCAATCCGCGCGATATATTCGCCTGCAGCACTGCTTTTGAGTGCTGAGAAAGGAACTGAAACCGGAAAAACAAAGATCACCGTATCAGAGACCGGAACATTCCTGTATAAGAAAAACCCACCAGAACGTGCCGTATACAATATGACAACGGCACAGTATGGTGGAAATGCCCTGACAAGTGGTACGACAGAGATTGAAGCAGCAGAAGGTGATATTATCGAAGTGGTGAAAATGACATCTTCAAAAGTTGCAAGTGTTGGATACTATCTGGTAAAGGCGGGAGATATCGCATAAGGAGGCGGTATGATGGCATATGTGGATGAAACTTATTATCTGGAGGTGTATAAAGGGGAGTCGGTAAATGGCTTCCCTTATCTGGCAGATCGCGCATCTGAAATTATAGAAGAGCAGACTATGTACCGCTTGCGAAAGGAAACGTTTGAACAGATGCCGGAGGCATCGCAGACGGCAATAAAGAAAGCGGTATGTGCGCAGATCGAACATCTGGATCAGCTGGGCGGAACAGAGGCTGAAAGCGGTATGTTGGCGAGCGGTTCCCTGGGAAAATTCTCATTTTCAGGCACACAGGAAGCAGAACAGGAGATCTGTTCACCGAAAGCACTGCGTCTGCTGTATCCTACAGGTCTGCTGTACAGGGGGAATGGATGATGAGGGCGATCCCTAAGAAATTATTAATCCATGATGCAGTCTTGAAACGGGAAAAGAAGAGCGAATGGGGCTCTGGGGCACTGGAAACAGTCGCAGAACTGTCAAGAATTCGAATAGAACCGTCCAGCAGGATTACCAGGGATAAAAATAACGTGGAATATCAGCTTACAGCCATTCTGTTTTTTGACTGCAAAAACAGCCGGCCATCGAATCAGGAATTCCGGGAGGATGATATCATTGATTTTCATGGAAGTTTACACCGGATTATATCCATAGAGCCGCTGTATGATGAAAAGAAGCTACATCACTATGAAATGGGGATGATACGATATGCCGGCAAGGACGAAGATTACCTTCCAGACAGAACTGATAGCCAGGGAGATTCTGGAGGATGGTGACCGTGCATTAACGCTGATCCGTGATGAGATCATCGAAGACTGCAACCAATATGTTCCGGTTCAAGGATCAGAAAAACATAATGGAGGTGGCGGATTTCTGCAAAATAGTGCCTTCATACATTCAGATCAGGAAGCAAAAGATGGAGAACTGGTGGTGCGATGGGATACGCCGTATGCCCAGTATCAGCATGGAGGACTTGTAATGCATGGCACTCCAACAAACCGGAGTTATGGTCCGCAACATCTGAAATACACTTCTGTAGCAGCAAAAGAAGAGTGGACAAAATATGCAGCAGAACGCCATGGAGAACAGTGGTCTGAGATACTGGATAAAATATTGTGAGGAAATTATGGAACCAATTGAAGAATTAATGTTGAACATCAAAGAGGACCTGAAAAAGAACCTGCAGCTGGATGCCAACCTTTCTGAGCTTCCAAAAAATGGGGGGATTTATCTGGAAGTTGGCAATGTGACGGAAAAAAACTATATCAGGAATGCACAATGCAAACGTACAGTTTTGGTGCTGTTTATGTGCAAACAGGCAGATGAGCCGAAAGCTATTGAAACGTTGGAAAAAATCTGCCAACACTATCGGGAACTCAAAAAACCACCGGCAGGTAAGAGCTATCGGGCGTTTTCAGCAGGCATTACTTCCGGAACACATAAAACAGGGAGAACGGAAGACCTGCAGGTGGTCTATTCGGCGATTATCGCTTACACGATTTGTTAAAGGAGAAAGAATATGACGGTAAAAGAATTAATGAAAAAATATAATCCAAATCCGGATTATGAAGGTTATGTCACTAATGATGATTACGTTTTAGCAATCAATACAGGTGGAGAAAGTGTGAAAGAAGAGGACTATCAGGTGGTAGAAATCGGGGTATCTGGTCTGGATTCCCAGATGAACCCGATTACAACGGACAAAACTTACATCCGTGCAGGACAGTCTACTATGAAAACCGGAACACAGCGTTCGTTTAAAGTTTCCGGCGATCGTTATGTGGGAGATGAGGCTCAGGATTATATGCTCAGCCACGGAATGAAATATGGAACAGGTAATTCTGTTGTTACAGATTACATCTATTTTAACATCCTGAATGGAAAAGGGGAAAAAGGAAGAGTATCCATCATCGTAAACTCAGATGGTTCCGGAAATGCAGGAGAATCTTCAGCAGTGGATATCGAACTGAAGAAAAACGGTTCTATTCCGTCAGAATACACTTATTCTACGGTAGCAGCATAAAAGGAGAGATATATGAAGGGAAAATTAGCCGGGGTGGCAGTAGAACTGGATACATTGACAGATCCGGATGTTGCAAAAGCGTATGAGGACAGTATCGATGAGATTCTGGAGAAGATGTCAGAGGCAAAACTGAAGGAACGGGGCTCAGATGGAATCCGGATGCAGTGCGAAGTGGTAATGATGGCAATCCAGAACGTGTTCGGGGAAGATATCAAAAATAAGATCTTCGGAGAGCACACAAATCTGATCAAGTGTCTGGATGTTTTTGAGGAATACATGAACCTGTATCCGAAACAGGTAGTGCCACTGATCGAGAAAAAGTCAGAAAAATACAGCCGCCAGAGAATTGAACATTAATATCATTCTGGACAGGCTTCCGGAAAGCGTAGAGGTGAGGGGAAAGGAATACAAAATCTATTCCGATTTCCGAACCTCTATTTTGTTTGAAACGATGATGCGCAGCAGGGAATTACGACCGCATGAGAAGATCCGGCAGATGCTGCAGATCTATTACCCAGTGATACCACCGGATCGAGAAGAGGCGGTAAAAAAGATTCTGTGGTTTTACGCTGGAGGAAAAGAAGCAAAACAAAAAAGGGAAGAAAAAAACAGAACAAGAAAATCATTCCGGAAGAATCAGACAGCTTACAGCTTTGAACAGGACGCACCGTACATTTATGCAGCATTCCGCAAAGAATACGGAATCAATCTTCAGAAGATAAAAAATGAAGAATTACACTGGTGGGAATTTCTTGCATTGTTTGACAGCCTGCCGGACGACAGTAAGATCATGAAGATTATGTACTGGAGAACTTGCAGCACCAGTGGACTGCCAAGAAAAGAAGTGGAACGGTTAAATGAACTGAAAGAACGATACAAACTGGTGGATGAAGAGAGCGTAGAAGAAAAGATCTCACTGGAACTGAGAAATCAGAAGATGCAGGAGTATGTTCAGAAACGTTACGAGGAGGTGGGAATGTGTGAGCAAGAAAAGCCAGGTAGAAATTGATATTACACTGAATGACAAAAACGTAAAAAAAGATCTGCAGTCTATGGCGAAAGAGGCAAAGAAAAATGCCGGAACAGTTGTTGAAGCCATGGATAAAGCTACGCATTCCATTGAAGAGAGTGGGCATGAGACGAAACAGACCGGAAAAGAAATTGAGGATACAACCAGAAACGCCGGTGAAAATTTCGAAGAGATGGGAGAATCTGCCAGACAGATGGGAGAGGATACATCTGATTCTGCCCGATCACTGGAAGAATTACGGGAAAGCACTGAAAAAACCAACCAGAGCGTAGAACGTTCACAAAAGAGCTTCATAAACTGGGGAAGCGCGGTAAAACTGGCGATTGCCGGTGTAGTAACAGTGGCAGCGACAGCATTTGGAGCAATTGCTGCAGGAACCGGTGCGGCAACCAGTTTCGGGACTGAATATAAAAAAGCGAGTAATGACATTCAGGCACAGACAGGAGCCACAAAAGAAGAAATGGAAGGTCTGTCGGATGCCATGAAACAGGTATATGCTGATAATTTTGGCGAAGACATGAATGATGTTGCCGAAGCGATTGCAACGGTAAAAAAGAACATTGGCGGGACAGACGATGAGATCCGACAGGCAACAGAAGAAGCAATTGCCTTTCGAGATACTTTCGGATATGAAGTGCCGGAATCTACCAGAGCGGCGAGCGCGCTGATCAAACATTTTGGCGTAGATGCAAAAACGGCTTATGATCTGATGGCGAAAGGTGCGCAGAATGGTCTGGATTATTCGGGAGAACTGATTGATAACATCGATGAGTATTCTGTACAGTTCGCGAAAGCCGGACTGTCTGCAAATGAGATGTTTAATATCATGGCAGCCGGATACGATGCAGGATCCTGGAATCTGGACAAAATCGGTGATGCGGTAAAGGAACTGAATATCCGCCTGGTGGATGGATCAGATACCACAAAAGCAGGTTTGGAAGCCATCGGGATGAATGCAGATGAAGTGGCGAAGAAGATGTCAAAAGGCGGTGAAACTGCTAAGAAGACATATAAGCAAGTAGTAGACAAACTTGCAGATATGGATGATCAGCAGGCAAGAAACATCGCCGGTGTCAATCTGTTCGGAACAATGTGGGAAGATCTGGGACCAGAAGTTGTTGCCGAGCTGGCAGTTCTGGAAGGAGCATATGACGATATATCCGGAACCATGGACAAGATCAATGATGTGAAATACGATGATGCTCAAAGTGCTTTGGAAGCTTTGAAAAGAAAAACACAGGTTTCCCTGTTGCTGCCGATTTCGGAGGATATCATGCCAGCAATTTCCAGTGCCACAGATGCAGCTATCGGATATATTGATCAGTTGGCAGATGCATATGAAAATCACGGGGTGAACGGATTACTGGACGAAGCTGGTGAGGTGTTTGCGGAAATTTCTGTAAAGGCAGCAGCAGAGGCACCAAGAATGGTGGAAGCAGCCGTTGATTTTGTAGAAAATACCGTGGATGGATTGGCTGCACATAAAGGAGAACTGATAGAAGCCGGTGCAGATATGGTAAAGACTCTGGCTGGAGCAGCGGTTAAAACGTTACCAACGGAACTGCAAAGACCGGTAAAAGAGGCGGTAAATGATATTGTAGACAGCTTCACTGGTGGAGGAATCAAAAGAGGTGTCCAGACGTTTGGGAAAATCTTTGAAAATGGTTTTAAAGTAGTTTCCAAGGTGACAAAAACAGTATTGCCGCCATTTACGAAAGCAGTTGATAAAACAGCTGACAACATGGACACACTGATTCCGCTTGTGGTTGCAGGTGCAACAGCATTTAAAACGTATAGCGTGCTTTCTAGCGTAACTAGTGGCCTGAAAAGTCTTACGGCAGTCACGGCAACACTGACAACAATGGAAAAGGCAAATGCACTGCAGATTGCAGCATCTACTGGAGCACTGACAGCAAAAGAGATGGTGGTCGGTGTACTGACAGGAAAAATCACTCTTGCAACAGCAGCGACAGCAGCCTGGAACGCCGTACTGAATGCAAACCCTATTGCACTCCTTGTAACCGGAGTCGTAGCGGCAGGAGCGGCTCTGGTAGCGTATAATTTAGCCACAGGAGAAAGCAAAGATAAAGTCGGTGTCCTGTCTGAGGAAGAAGAAAAGTTAAACTCCAGAATAGAAGAACAGGCAGAATCTTATAAACGCATGAAAGATGCCCGCGAAGAACAGATGGGTAAGATCAGCGCTGAATATGCGAATACCCAGGCGCTTGCAGATGAACTTTCTACGATCGTGGATGAAAATGGCAAGATCAAAAAAGGATATGAAGACCGCGCAGGTGTAATTGTAGGGCTTCTGAGTAATGCGCTGGGTATTGAAATTGAAGTGACAGACGGTGTGATCCAGAAATATGGAGAACTGAAACAGACTATCAATGAAGTGATCCAGATGAAGAAGGCAGAAGCGATTCAGAGCGCTCTGGAAGACGACTATACAGAGGCTATCACTAACCAGACACAGGCGTATCAGTATTATGTACAGAAACAAAAAGATGTGGAAAAGACATCGAAACGATTAACTGAGGCACAAACTAAGGAGAAGCAGGCAAGAGAAAAACTGATAGAGGCTTCGAAAGAACAAGGAGCTGCGGTTATTGAGCTAAATACAGAATATCAGCAGGCAAAATCCGAGGTGGAAGCGCTGGAAGAGGAACAGAAGAAACATAAAAATGCTCTGAAAGACTCAGAAGATACTTATCTGGAATATGTAGCAACTATCCAGAACTACGAAGGCGTTGTTGGAGCGATTGCATCCGGAGAAGCGGATCAGATCGATGAAGCCATGCGAAGGGCAATCAACAGTTTTGAAACAGCAGAAACAGGAACGGAAAAAAGCCTGAAAAAGCAGGTTCAGAATATGACGGATAATTATACTGCTCTTCAGGATGCGGTCAAAGCAGGAGCACCTGGCGTAACGCAGAGCATGGTGGACGAGGCTGCTATCATGGTAGCGGAAGCGACTGCAGAGTATGCAAAAGTTGCTCCGAATGCATCAAAAGAGATTGCCAAGCTTGATCCTGCGGTAATGAGCGTTTTGGCGCAGGCAAACCTGCAGGGAAAACTTGGGAATGAAGGAAAGAAAGATCTGAAAGCATTAATAGACGGCTTGGATGGTCTTGACTCCAAGACGCGGGATAAGTTTGAAATGGCTGTGGAAGGAGCCCTGGAGGGACTGGAAGGATTTGATGAAATCAAAGCCAAGGCAGAAGAAAATGGAACTTCATTCCTGGAAGCACTTGCAACTACGTTGGAAGTACATTCACCATCGGCAGCGGTTCGGAGAATCTTTTCACAGGTTAATCCGGGAGCGCAAGAGGGAGTGGAGGAAGGGAAAAACAGTCTTCTGGAAAAAGGAACTTCTTTGGCACAGGAATTTCTTAACAGTCTAACCGGTGGTTTGACAAGCGGGAAAATTCAACTTACACAGGTGGGGCAGGATACAGCCGAAAGTGTAAAGAGCGGTGTGGAATCTGTGGATGCCACACAATCTGGCACATTATTCGGAACCCAGTACGCTACTGGCGTCAAAGCAACAACAGGTAAAAATAATATTGCAGCAAATGGTGTAGCAAAAGCAGCAAAGACAGGAATTGAACTGATCAAAGCACTGGCGAGCGGTACGGCATTTGGCAACCAGTATGCAACGGGAATCCAGGGAAAACGCGGAAGTGCCAACAGTGCAGGAGCAGCGTTAGGCTCAAGCGCAAAGTCTGGAGCTGGATATGCAAACCCCACCCCTGAAGGAAATACGTTTGGAAATCGATATACAGCAGGAGTCCGGGCCAATACATCAGGAGCGAGAAATGCCGGCAGCGGTTTGAGCGGCGCAGCACGCTCCGGTCTTGCAGTAAATGGATCCACGGATCTTGGGCGCAATTTTGGTCAGGGATTTATCAATGGTATCGGTTCTATGATGGGTGGAGTGATTAATGCAGCGGCAAACTTTGCAGCCAACGCGTTGAATGCAGCAAAAAGAGCGTTAGACTCCCATTCACCATCCAGAAAAACGGATAAATTAGGAAGCGACTTTGATCAGGGATTTATTAATGCTGTCACGAGAAGGACGGCAGATGTAGTAAAAGCAGTCAGCTATATGGGAAAGAAAGCGGTCAGTGAATTTCAGGCAGAGATCGGGGACGGACTGGATATCGAAAGCATGATAGGAGAAGCAGATCTCGTTGTCACACGACAGATAAACCAGCGTTTTCAGGCAGTTCATCAGGAAAACGGCGTAAAAACACAGACGGAAGAGAAGCAGAACGATAAAAAGCTGGCAGATTACATGGCAGACAAGATCGCTCAGGCACTTTCCAAACAGAAAAACGTCTGTGAGTGGAATGGCAGGGAGATCATGCGGATGTACAAGGAGGTGGTGACCGGATGATGGAGATCTATTATATCAACAGCGAGGGAGAAAAGATCGACTTCCTGTCAGAAGACTATTCCCTGCAGACCGGTGACCTGTTCGACTATGCATGGGAATACCAGAGTCAGGAGGACAGCGCCATTTCCGGCTTTCAGAAAGGAATTCAGGAAAAGAAGCTGACATTTTCTTTCCGCGGAAGCTCCAAAAAAGCTTGCTACGAGAATCTGAATCGCTTTGTGGCTGTTACGGAAAGAGATATCCTAGTTATGACACCGGGATATCTGTACGTAGGGGACTGGTATTTACGCTGCTACATCGTTAGCGGGGAAATGAGTGACTGGGAGATGGACTATGGATGTATTGATTGTGAGTGTGCGCTACTTACAGATGTACCGGTTTGGATCCATGAATCGTTACAAAAATTCCGCTATGACTACGACGCAATACGATCTGTATCCGATCTGGATTTTCCATACGATTTTCCATATGATATGAAAAAAATATCCGGAAGTGAATTTCTGAAAAACGATCACTATGCTCCCTGCGAATATAAGATGGTTGTCTACGGACCTTGTGAATCACCGCGAGTTGTGATCAACGGGCATCCGTATCAGGTTTTTACGGATGTTGCGCAAAATGAATATTTAACGATCGACAGCAAGAGTAGAGCCATATACAGAATCAGAAGCGATGGTACGCTTGTGAACGAATTTAACAGCAGACAGAAGTATCCGAGCCCTTCCATATTCGAAAAAATACCGGCCGGAACCTGTACGGTTGCATATACCGGTCTGAACTTCGATGTAACGTTGTATCAGGAAAGGAGCGAACCTGTATGGAAATGATTCTTGCTGATGAAAAAGGTAATGATCTGATGGTCTGGAACACAGATATCGATCTGGATAATGGAGATACGAATGACTTTGAGATCACGATGAACCTGGATGGCTGGAAAAACGATGTTACATATGACTGCAGAGTATACGTTCCAGGAACGGAATATGGCGGGCTGATTGGAGATATCGAGTCTAACACAAAAACAAAAAAGGTCACGGTTCGAGGAGACACCTGGCGCGGAATGTTGAATAAGAAAGTAATTGAACCACCAGAAGGTCAGGACTATAGAACAGTTTCCGGAAAAGTCCATGAAGTCATGAAAGAGCTGATAGAACCGGAATTTTCCGGAATTTTTCATGTTCCGTCACCAGAAACAGATGTCGATATCACGTATCAATTCAACAGATACTGCACATTGCTCGAAGGCTTGCAGAAAATGCTTAGCCTGATTAACTATCGCTTGCAGATCCAATATCTTCCGGGAGAGCCAAAAGAAAGCGGCTATGCAGAGATCACAGCGGTACCGATCGTGGATTATTCCGAAGAACTTGAATATTCACAGGACGGGAATCTTTCATTCAGCTGTAGAGACTACCGTAGAGGCTACAATCACATGATTGCTCTTGGAAAAGGAGAACTGAAAGACCGGCTGGTACTGCATCTCTATGAAAAAGATGGAATTATCGGAAAAGTTAAAAATTGCACTGGTGCAAAAGAAAGAGCCATCGTGTACGATCTATCCACGGAAGAAAATGCAGAAGAGTTGGAAAAAAGTGCTGTAGAAAAATTCGAGGAATTAATAAATTATAAAAAAATATCTGTATCTGTAGAGAATGTAGATCTTGAGATCGGGGATATTGTCGCCGGGCGGGATTATGTTACAGGAATCTATGTGAAACGTCCGATTGTGCAGAAGATACTTCGGATTAAGAACGGCGTCAGTGAAGTAGAATATAAAGTGCAAGGAGGAGAATGATGGAATTAGTAACAGGATACGCAGGAGAACCTCATGTACAGGCTGATGACCTGAGAGAATTGTACGCTGGAATCATAGGCGACGGCACATGGATTTTACCGGTTGGAAATCGATGCAAGCTAAAAATGAACACAGCAAATGAATTTACCGTATCGGACGGCAGCATCATTATTCAGGGCGCGCACGTAAGAATACGGCCTGGTCAAACAGAAAAAATCAACATCGAAAACGGATCAGTCGGAGAAAAACGGAATGACCTGATCGTTGTACGATACGAAAAAGACACTGGGACAGGAATCGAAACGGTAAAATTCGCCGTAAAAAAAGGAACGTCAGCGACGATTCCGGAAGACCCGGATGTTGCATCTGGTGACATTCGAACAGGAGACCTGATCCACGAAGAACCAATCTATCGCGTATGCTTGGATGGGATCAACGTGGAAAAGACAGAATGCCTCGTAGATGTTGCGCCGGGAATTTGCGGGATTTTCAATCGTATATATCCAGTCGGAGCTATCTACATGTCTGTAAATGCAACGAATCCAAAGTACCTTTTTGGAGGAAACTGGGAAGTCTGGGGTTCAGGGAGAGTCCCGGTCGGTTTTTCGCAGAGTGAGGAAGAATTTAACGCTGCAGAAAAAACGGGAGGATCTAAATATAACAACTTAAAGCATAAACATGCCGGAACCCTCGGATACGACGGAAACTCTTATTACACGATGAACAAATTCGGGTCTATCGTATATCCAACAAATATGAGCGGTGAAGGTTACGCTTTCAACGCAAAAGCAAGTGCAAAAGTAAGCAACGTCAGAGTCAGCTATACAAGTGAAGCTCTGACAAGCGATGTAACAAACATGCAGCCATACATCACATGTTATATGTGGAAACGAGTATCGTAGGAGGTAAATTAAGTGGATCAGATAGTAATCAATGCCGCAACAAGAACAGTAGAATGCGAAAGAAATATGCTTCTAGGCGTTGAAGGAGATAAGAGTTCAAAAAAGATCGAATTCGTGAGTGAAAAAGTAGTAGACGAAGTGAATCTGGCTGAAATGTGCATCTGCATTAACTACATGAACGCGGCAGGAGACACAGGTATCTACGTTGTAGATGATGCGACTGTGATCGGCGAGAGCCTGGTATTCTCATGGAAGATCGAGCCGAAAGTCGCAAAAAAGAAAGGGAATGTCAGCTTCATTATTTGCGCGAAAAAAGAGGAAAATTCCGAGCAGATCGAATGGCATACCACAGTAGCGACCGGACTTATAAAAGAAGGGCTGGAAGTGTCTGAGCAGTCAGATGATCCTGTGGAAACATCCGTCACGGAAAAGATGCTTTTAAAGATAGGTATCCTAACCACAAGACTGAACAATCTTGTAAGTCTCCCGGAAGGATCAACAACCGGAGATGCCGAACTGAGGGATATTCGCGTAGGTGCGGATGGGAAAACGTATAACAACGCAGGAGAAGCAGTTAGAGAACAGGTTGGTTCGTTAAAGGAAGATTTAGCGAACTTGTGGAATTATGTTAAGAATGGACAAGAGACAGTGACAGTGACATATAAAGATGGGGCAAATGGAGCAGTGTTTTCTGATGTTGTTATGAGTGTAAAAAAGGGTGGTAGCACTCCTAAGTATACGCCAGACCCAGTGCGTGAGGGATATGTGTTTTCTGGATGGAATCCAACAATTGCAGAGAAAGCTACAGCGGATGCAACGTATACAGCAGTATGGCAAAAAAACGATAGCGGAGGAGGACAGGAACCGGAAAGCGTTGTTTCAGACAGCATTGTGATTCCGGATATGCATAACACCGGAATTGAAAACGGAGTAACTCTGAAAGAATTAACCACGTCAGATACTTCTGGTGCTACAAGGATTCAGATCACACAGTCGGTCGCAAATAACTTGTGCAATTCAGATGGAGTCATTGAAAACTATCACTTTAACGGAATCTATGTGGATTTCAACAAGGACATTACACAGACTGTTAAATTCAAAAACTGTAAATTTACTGGGGATGATTCCATGAGTTATGCAGTTGTGTTAAGTACTTATGGAGTTGACAAAGGCGTAACTTTTAAACATTGCGAATTCTCTCATTATAAAGCAGCTGTAGCATCAGGACTGTGGAAAGCCGTGTTTGATAAGTGTTATGTCCATGACATGATGCAGGATGCATATAAGATTAATCATTCAGAAATCTATCTGAAAAACTGCTACACAAGGTCACTTGGATTAAGTCCTACGTCTCATGCGGATGGAGTCCAGATTGAAAACAATACTGTAGATGTTACAGCACACATCTATAATTGTAGATTTGACCAGCCTTTTACATCGGAGAATGCAGAGAATGCGGCTATTTTCGCGAAGTGCAAAGACAATAATATCATCCTTGATGTACAGAAGTGCTATGTAACAGGTGGTAATTATACAATATATGCGCTTGACGGAACGACAGGAAAAGTGTCTGGTAAGATAGAAGGTGTTGTAGGCGGTAGTTATAGATATGGTGCTGTTAATACGTCAAGTGGTGTAGAGCAGACCATAACATTAGCAGATAAGTTATTTGCGAGCACCGTTGCGAATGGTAAATTGTATGTAACAAATTACACGAATGGAGAAAGAACGCTAAGAGTTGTAACAGATGTAGGAGAAAAAACAGTTAGAGTTCCTAAGTGTCCAACATATGAAGAGAATCATACACAAGCACTTTCTGAATATCCTTTCAATGTTTCAGTTGATTATACAGATATGACAGCAGCAAAATGGGTTAAGTGTTACGATGGGGATGTTTTGATAAGGACGCAGAAATTACAATAATAATAGAGAGGCGTATAAAATGGCAAGAGTAAAGTACCGCGCTTACTTCGTACGTACAAGTCTGTACAAGGCATGGAGGGAAGATGTCGATACCATTCTGAAAACGGATGGGTATGGCGAGATTATCGTAGAACAATAAGATGATACAGTATGTTAAGAACGGGGGTGAGGGTATGGAGAATACATACAATATAATCCATGTAGATTTTAAAGGAGAGCGAATCGCACAGAAATACAATCTCTGGCAGTACGATTATAATCAGATTTTGCAGATCAGCGGCCTGTCACTGCCGGCAGCTGTCGAGATTCATTTCTCACTGACGGGGAATACAGGAGAAACGGAAACAAGAGTCGCCACAACTAAAAACGGAATTACGCAGGTACAGATTCCAAATGAGCTGCTGAGAAACGATGGAAAATCCGGAAATTACAGTATCTTTGCATTTATCTATGTCGTTGATGAGGACAGCGGGAACACTGAATACGAGATCATCCTGCATGTAAAATCCAGGCCAGCTCCAGGAGAGATCGGAGAAGATCCGGAAGAAAAAAGAATTCTGGACGAGGCTGTAGAAATGGTTAACCAGGCAGCAGACAGGGCAGAAGCGGCAGAACGGGGAGCATCTGATCAGGCTGCAGCAGCTGAGCAGTCAAAAACAGATGCTGCCGAATCAGCAGAAACCGCAAAAAAATATCTTGCAGAAACAGAAGAGGTAAAAGAAGAAACAGTCAAAGAACTGACCGAATTATCTGAATCTGTAAAAACGGTGATCGCGGATGGTGAGGAATCTATCGCTGAGAAGCAGACTATCGCAGAAAAGGCGATCACGGATCACACAGATACAGAGATTGCCCGCCAGAATGCGGCAACCAAAGAAGTTACCAATACGCTGATCAGCCAGATTACTAAGGCAGAAACGGCAGACAACGAACTGAAAACAACGGTAGAAGATGCCGGAAAGAAAAAGGCAGAGTTGGCAGCATCCATACAAGCAGCAGATACAGCGAAAGGAAGGGTAGATAATTCCACGGAGTTAGCAGAAACTGCCAAAAAAAATCTTGATAAATCTGTCCAGGACGCATCCGATCAGAAGGCTGAACTGGACAAGACAGTCGCACGTGCCGAAGAACTGGATACATCACTGGGAGAAAAAATCAGCGAAGCAACACAGCTGAAAAGTGATTTACAGACTACTGGTGAGGAAGCAGTAGCCGCTATCAATGCTGCCGGGGAAGACAACCTGAAACAGATTAACGAAGCAGCTGAAAAAATCACAGAAAATATTGAGAATCTGACTCCAGATGATCAGAACGTCGGAAAAAATCCGTGGTCGAGCAAGCAGATCATTGATGCTCTCTGCCCGGAATTCACGGAAAACGGAAATCCGGTAACATGTTATCCGGTAGAAAACTATCCACTTGACATCGTGGCAAGCTGGAAGCCGATACAAGAAGGCGGTGGAAATCCTTACCCTGCGGGATGCGGACCGAATCTGTTGGATAGCTCGCAATTATCACCGGCAGCACCGGGTTATTGCTATGGACTATCGGTGACCATAGATGGAGATATAATTAGAATTAATGGCACCCCAAATATATCCGAAGATTCAATCACAATAACCTTCAAATACGCATTTTCAAAACAAAGTATAGTTACGGATTATAAGGCAAAAGCATTTGTAACAAAAGGAACAGTCATAAATATTACGACTATTCAATCAGATGGATCACTCGTAGCAACAGCCAAGTTAGCAGCAGATACATCGGTAAATATTGAAATGCGAGTAATGTTTTATACCGGCGAAGAGCCTTCTATATATTATCCGCATGAAAATATCCGAACTATCCATGGTCGAAACAATGTCATAATAGCGCATTGTAACGAAAATATATTAAACATAAAAAATGCAGAAGAGGAAAAAAAGATAATGAACGGGATAACGTATGAGCGGTCTGAAGATGGAAGTATCCATGTGTATGGAACTTCAACAGGCAGGTCATATTATTATCTTGTTAAACCGAACAAAAATGCAGATGTATTAATTCCGGCTGGGACATATACGTTCACTCCATTCTGTATGCTACAGGATAATACTCAGATATATTTTGCGGTAGATGGGCAAGGATCCTTCCTATCTTACAGACCTAAGGATAATACACGGGGATATGTCACGGGAACGATAGCAAATAATGCATATAAGATTGACGCGTATATTGTCATCGAAAAAGCGGGCGTAACAGTTGATATGATTATACGCCCAATGGTTATACCTGGAGTAGTAGCCCCGGCTGACTATGAGGGTTATAAGGGAATATGTAAGAGTATACAACTACAGAGAGAAGAGGTATACGGTGGTGCACTGAGTACGATAACAGGAATTGGTACAGCCGACTGGACTGTTCGGACATTTGCCAGTACAGAAACATGGAATTCGTGGGGCGTTGACAATAGAACCGAAGGTATTACAGGATTTTACAGTTATGATGTTGATGATTATGACTATGCATACACATCAAATGCCTTTTCGAGTCATACTATCAGTAACCCGGATTCGTGGGGCGGAGGATCGATTGGATTTGGATTCGCCAACGAAAACAGTGAAAAATACTTTTTTGTGTCGGTATACAATGCACTGTTAGACAATACAGAATCAAACGAAAAAGCTGTTGAATCATGGAAAGCTTACCTTGCTGAGCAATACGCAGCAGGCACACCAGTGCAAATCGCATATAAACTCGCAGAGCCAATACCATTCCAGATAGAAGGTGAGCAGATCTTGGCATTGAAGGGAATCAATAACATCCTGACAGATGCGGATACAGTAACTGTAACCGGAAGAGAAGATCCAGTCAATTATGTTGATAAGAAATTCGCGGAACTCTCAGCTGCAATCGTATCATCAGCTTCAGAAGCGGAATAG